AAGTTTAATAACGCAACAACTGCCGCTGGTTCATTAACGGCGACGCTTTTGCAACAGGGACTGCAATGAGGTGCTTTAATGTCAGTCTCAGGGACTTATAATTTCAGAAACACCAAGGTAGCGGATTTAATCGATGATTCTTTTCAAAGAATAGAAATTTTGCCATCTTTAATCACCGCCCAGCACATTAACTCGGCGTTAAACTCTATTAATCTAATACTTTCCGAATGGATTAACACCGGTTTAAATCTTTGGACAGTCGATAAAAAGATAGCTTCTATTTTCGAAGGTAAAATCGCTTATACTTTTGATATCCCTTTAATTGATTTTTTAGAAGTTTTAGTCAGAAATTCTTATCGAAACTTAAGCGGAGCCGCTTTTTCTCAGCCTGGTACGGGTGGGGATGCTGCTAACGCATTTGATGACAACCCTGCTACGGCCTGTACGCAAACCGCCCCAGATGGCTATATAGGGTATGATTTTGGTTATCCCTTTTATGTCAATATGCTGGGGATTGCTTCTAACGCAGATAGTCAATACACGCTTAATCTTGAGTATTCATTGGATAACGTGAATTGGTTTTTAGTGCAATCTTTCTCTAAAGCAGATTGCCCTCAAAATAATACGATATGGTTTAACTTAGATAATTCCTTATTTGCTCGTTATTTTAGGATTCGTGAGATTGGCGGTGCCACGCTAAATATTCAAGAGCTTTATTTTGAACGGGTGCAAAACGATATGCCAATCGCACCTATTTCCAGGCAAGAATACATGATGATTACCAATAAAAATTCGAAAGCGAAGCCCACTTGCTATATGGTTGATAGGCAAAGCTCTACAACCACTTTATATTTGTGGCCTTCGTCGACATCTCAGTACAAGACTTTATTTTTTACTTACAAGAAGTATATCCAAGACGTAGGCGGTATGACCAACACTTTAGACATTCCGCAGCGATTTTATGAAGCTTTGTGCTCTAAGCTGGCGTTAATGAATGCCTATAACTTTAATGCTGAAAAAGTCGCTATTTTATTGCCCAAGGCTCAAGAATCATTTGAGCTTGCCAGTCAAGAGGATGCAGAAAAATACGTGCCTATCACTTTTAACTTCGATACTTCAATGTGGGGCAACGGTTAATGGGTAACATTAAACAAGGGTGGGGCAATAAGGTTAGAGACAAAAAGAGAGGTGGAATTTCTTTTTGCGATAGGACGGATATGGCCTACAACTATGGGGATTTAGTCAAAGAATACGAGTGGCGTGGCAATTCTTTAGTTTGGAATGGTCTAATGGTTGGCCACGATGTGGTAGACGAGCCAAACGAGAGCGGAAGACCTTTTAAATATAAAAAAGAAGGGATATTGCCACCAAACACTCGACCTGAACAGCAAGAAGTTCCCGCAATGTCGAATCAAGAGACTTTAGAAGTGCTTAAAAATACGGTGTGGCAGCCATGACTTACGATGGTTTGGTCGAACAAATAAAAGCTTATTTAAACAGAAACGATGCATCAACTGTCGATAGAATTCCTCAGTTTTTAGCTAACGGGGAACAAAAAATCTGCCGTGAATCTAAAAATATTGGTTTTACTAAATATATCGTTGGCAATTTCCTCAATGGACAAGCGGTTTATCAAAAGCCCGCTCGTTGGAAGCGTACCCTGACCTTTAATTACGGTACTGGGCAAAATAATAATATTCGTAATCAATTGTCACTTAGAACTTACGAATACGCTCGAATATATTGGCCAGACTCAAGTGTTGTAGACTTTCCTAAATATTACTCTGATTATGGATTTGATAATTGGTTAATCTCTCCAACACCTAACGCTGGTTATCCTTTTGAAGTTGGATATTTAGAATTGCCAGAACCTTTAAGCGTTAATAACCAGCAGAATTGGCTAAGTTTATACACGCCAGACATATTGTTATACGCATCATTATTGCAAGCGATGCCTTACGTTAAGACGGACGAAAGACTGCCAGTGTGGGAAAAAGCTTATCAAGATGGCATCAATTCTTTAAATGCCGAAGACGACCAACGCATTTTAGACAGAGGCAGCAATCGGAGGGCGGATTGATGGATAGGTTTTATCCCTTAATCATGTCCCCTGGTATCCAAAGAGATGGCACTAATTTCTCGGGTAAGGGCTATATTGATGGGAAATGGTGCCGTTTTAAGGCGGTTGGCAATAACGCCGCCGTTCCTCGTAAAATGGGTGGCTATTCCCAAATGCTCAATAATTTAGCGACAATTCCTAGAAGCCTTTATATCACGCCTAATGGTGCTAATTTTGATTTCTATGTTGGGAGCAATAATTCGTTAATCCGCTATAAATTTAATACTCAAAGAAACCTGTTAACGACTGTCGACCGAACGCCAGCCAATCTTGCACCGAGTGATATTGGCGTTTGGCAGCTTGGCGTGATGTTCTCCGTTTTAGATGAATCAGCCATTGTGATTGCCCACTATACTAGCAATTTGCTTGACATCAACAACCAGACTAACACGCCTTTGTACATTGGAGAATTAGGCGAAGATGCACGTTTAGTTGCAGCTAATGCCGATGTTTCTGGTGGTTTCGCTATTTTGCATCCTTATGTCTTCTTGTTTGGCAATAATGGTGAAATTTTATGGAGCGAGCCTGGAAAACCAGAAACCTTTAACGAAAATAGCGTTAACAGAATTTCTAGTCAAAAAATAGTTCACGGAGAGAGCTGTGCTGCGAATATTTATAACCCTGGTGCGTCTGGGCTTTTTTGGAGTTTGTCGGGTTTATATAAGGCGACTTTTGTTGGTGAGCCCGTAGGGTTTCGTTTTGATACGATTGATAACGAATGCTCTATTTTAGCGAGCCGTTCGGTGGTTTCCTATAACGGATTGTTTTATTGGATAGCCAACGATCGCTTCATGATGACCGATGGCAATACCACGAAGGAAATTTCTAACGCTTCTAATTTTGATTTCTTTTTCGATAACTTAAATTATTCTCGAAGACAAAAGATTTGGGGAACCAAGGTTCCTAAGTATGGCGAGATTTGGTGGTTTTTTCCCAAAGGTAATTCAGATGAATGCGACCACGCCATTATCTATAACACTAGGCTTAATTGCTGGTACGACACGCCAATCACGAGAAGTTGCGGATTTTTAGACCCAACCTTCGTTAACCCAGTTTGGGGCTCCGTTACGCAAATTTGGCAACACGAGGATGGATATGACCAAAACGTCGATGGCAATAAAACCGCCATAGACTCTTATTTTAGAACGGGAAATTTAGCGTGGTGCGCAATCGCTCCGGATAAGCAATGGAAAGGCATAGAGAGACTGGTGGAGATAAATAGAATTGAGCCAGATTTTGTACAAAGTGGCAAAATCAGTCTCACCATAAACGCTCGGGAATATGCGGGAAGTAATCAAACGGAAATTGCTAACACTGAATTTGACGAAAACTCTGAAAAAATAGACTTAAGATGCCAAGGCAGAGAAGTCACGATGGAAGTTAGAAGCAACGTGGTGGGCGGATTCTACGAACTTGGCAATACGTTGTTAGATATCACGATTGGCGATGTGAGACCTGGTGAAGGAGGGGAGTAATGGGCTTTAAGCTTAAAAACATAATCAAGGCTTTACCCGCCGTTATCGGGGCGATTGGTGGTACTGCTTTAGGCGGCCCTGCAGGTGCTACGATTGGTGGTGCATTTGGTGGAAGTATGAGCCGTAGTGGCCAGAATAAATTCAAAGGCGCTTTAGGTGGTGCTGGTATTGGGCTTGGTTATTCAGCGCTTGCACCTATGGCTGGAAATGCTTTTGGGGTGAGTGGAGCTGGGCCTTTAAGTAATGTTTTAGGCATGAATTCACCTTCATTGATGAGCCAGTTGGGATTTGCTAATGCGCCAGCTACTGGTGGTGGCTTAGGGTTGGGTTCACTTTTTGGTGGTGGCGCTCAAGGCGCTGCGGGAGCGGAAGCGGCTCAAAATAGTGGCGCTTTCGGTGGTCTTTTAGGTAGTGGTGGAATTAATAGCTTGCTATTGCCTTTAGCCGTTGGTGGTACGTTAATGAGGAGAGAACGTACACCAAAAGATAAACAAACTCTCGCTGAATATGTTCAGCAACATAAACCACAATGGAGTGCCGCTGACCAGCCAAGATACCTGGCACCACTGAATAGAACTATTGTGCCAATCAATCCATTGGCGAATACCGAACAACTTTATTTTAACGATGTTAATCCGTACATGGGGTGATTTATGCCTATTTCAGGAGCCGTCAATTATAACGAACTTCCACCTTGGCTCTCCGCATGGAGTCGAGACGTGGCCGAACGTGCGAGGGCT